CTAATGTTGTATCAATTACATATTCACCATCAAGGATTGCACAATGGCACCAATTACTTAACGTACCTAATTTAATTAATAGGGAGAATGGTTTATTATTACTAGCAAAGATAATTGGTGCAGTTTGCATTGTGTAGCCCTTAGAACACTGGACGAGAGAATACTTCTTTTAATTGTTCTTGTTTGAAGTCTGGAGAGTTTACATATTGCATAATCTTAGTAAGCTTCTCAGGATACTTAACTACAGCAGCCTTCACCACTTCGTAAGATTCTTTAGTAAGGATTACGTTAATATACTGATCGAAGTCTGGAAGAGGTTTAGCTACGGGAGTAGCTGCTTCTTTTACAGGAGTAGGTACAATTACTTCTTTTTCTGTTGATTTATTTGTCATCTTTAGTCTCTTATATGGTTTCATTAGCTAGGTAGTCATTCAATGAGGCATAACCCCTACCACCATTAACTAACATTTCTGTTTCTGAGGGAATTGGTGATAGTCCGTAATGTAGTCTAGTTTCAGTAAGGAGTTCGTTAGAGTAAACAGGATCAGAAAGAATTACATCTGCCCTTCCAACACCTATCAATCCTGCCAATTCGAGCGCATGGGTACTATCGTAAGAATCCTGCCTGTCTAAGTGAACATATCTCGCTGCTTGTAGATCAGCTAAGTTAACAGCTAAAGCAGCGTTGGTTGGCGTACCACCGTAGGATGCTAATTGAATAGCAACTCTTTCTGATTGAGTGAATCTCTTACGATAAGCTAAGGTGGTGATTATCCTACCAAAACCTTGTATAACTTGTACAGGAGGAAGGAAATCTCCACCTTCATATCTCCAACCAATATCTACGCTAGATTGGAATGGTTCTAATATGTGGTAAATAGTTCCTATATGCCCAGTGAACTCAGGAGGGATTTCATCTAAGTTCCACTTACCTGTTACTTTGAAGTCAGATACTTGGACAATTAACATTAAATGACTCCAGCGCCAAGTTCAGCAACAGATGTTATTAGCTTGTCAAATTCTGTTCTAGGGTATAATTTCCAACCAGCAGGAGAAGCAGTATATGTAGAGGCGTTTAATACTTTATCATTATCCACAAGTAAGTAATTTCTCAGAGCGAGTAAAGAAACTGTAGCTGCTTCTCCTGCTCTGATGTATCCAGTTAAACTTTGTGGAAGGGCGTATCCTGCTACGTGCCCATAAGTAGAATGTACTGTTGGTGGTACAGCATACTCAGACACTAATGAAGATACACCACTTGTTAAAGTAAGTCCAGTAGTTCCATCCTGCGTAACATAGTATACACCTTTAGCCAGAAAGGAGCCTATCACCACCGGTGTATCTTGTGAGACAATTGCACCAGTAGTTTTATTTACTAGGTGAACAACCCCGTTGCATGTTATTTTAAGGTGTCCTGACCCTGAGTCTACCTCCATTAAGGTCATACCTGCACCAATAGTAGGCCAATTTAGTGGAGTTGTGGGGGTAAAAGAAGCCCCTATGGTGGTGACGACACCTGTAGTGTCATTAACTTTAATGAATCCAAGACTATTTGAAACTCTCAGTAAGATATACATACATGTATCCGCTGAGTTCATGTGCATTGCTACTGATTGCCCCCCACTTAGATAAGTTGTGTAAGTAATGTTTGCAACAGAAGTTTCTGCACCAAGAGAGGATGTAGTAAACAACTCAATGGTTGTATCTGAGTTAGTCTTAAAACTTTTATCAGACGCACCTGATCTGACTACTGGAATATAAGGAGATGTACCATTACCTTGCCCATATAACTGAGTAGTTAGTGGGGTAGGTTTCATGCGATGTAGTAGAAAACTTCCACTACTACCACTTCCCCACTGATTAAATTTATTAAGTCCCATTATCTTAAATACCCCGAAACTGTTGTAGCTACTTGACCAACAATGCCAGTAGTTACTAAAATGATTTTATCTGTAGACGACACATACAACCCCGAATACTCAATACCTGTAACACCACTACCTATCAATATATTCTTACAAATAGGAAAGCCTCCAGCCGCATTAGTAGTAGATACATAAAGGGTACATGTGACGGTATCACTTACTGCTGCACCATCTCCTAAAGATACTGTAACATTGCATGAGGTATCCTTGACACCACCATTAGTGTAAATAACAGTTTCAGTGTTTGTTGTAATTAACTCTTGTTGTTTAACAACGTTAGCGTTAGATGTGTAGTCTACCCCACTAACTACTACAGATACTCCAGCAACATCTGTCTTGTAACAAAGGTTTTCTCCTGCAAACAATACTAATGCTGTACGTTGGTAACTCTCCCCTAATGGTACAGAGTCTACTTGTATAGTGTGAGTTGCAGATGGTGTGCCTGTAGGCGCTCTGAATAAAGTTACTTTTGCCACTCCACCACTATTGTTATAAACATTTACGTTTACTTCTGCTGATTTACCAGAAGGTACTTCATATAATACTTGAGTCACAGCACCACTTGATGTATGACTCCCTAATCTTCCTGCTGCCATTTACAATCACCATTGACTACGAAAATAATTATCTGCATCAGCAGCGGTTTTAGACTTACTACTATCTGCACTATCTGCCATAAACGTAAGTAATGTAGTTATTCGTTCATCAGCATATTTAAGCCAATTATTAATAATTCTCCCATACCAGTTATGATACTCTCTTGGTAACTTAGCACCATAATCATAACCATCTGTTTTAATATCTGTTGGAGGTTCTTGTACGTTGATAGCACCCAGTAATCCATTATAAACATCATCTGTTGCTAATTCTGGGAATACTGTGGGTCTTGAATTTGTATAGGGCATTTCTGCTCTCCTATGTTAAGCTGTATTGTTTAAACAATATTCGTGTAGCGACTAACAAGTTCACCACCAATAGATACATCCCCTGTAGTACCAAAACCTGCACCAACTCCCCCCTCGAATACAAAAGCATCATTAGAAGAAAAGGAAGCAACGATAGAGGCTGTTACAGTGATAGGAAGTGTTTGTGTAAATGTATTCAGTTGTTCTAGTGTAGGAGCACCAACATCAGAATAGAGAGCAACGCCTGCTGGAAACTCTTCTTCCATTGTGACAGTGTCGCTCCCCATTACAGTACGCCACATTTGAAGCGCTGTATGGAATCTACCTTCTCCAGCATTCAATATCTTCTGAATGTTAAGGGCTACACGGTAATCTGCATCAGTAAGACCTTCCCTACGTTTACCAAGATGTTCACCTATTCCATCTAATTGAACACCTTCAGCATCATCCACATTGGTTTGAAGAAGTATCTGTTGTATAGTGTCTTCAATTTCTTGAAACTCTTCCAAATAGATGGTTAAGAGTTCTTTATAAATAGGTGAGTCTTGAAATTGAGAGGGGAGGTGAGCTAGACCACGTACCACGTAATCAGTCATAGTTACACCTCGTTTACAACAATACGGGTAATATCAAAGCTGCTATTTTCTTTACGCCCAATTGCAATCGGTAAAGTTGTAAATGGTGTCCATGTAACTTCATCTGTAGACGAGGATACTCTGACAGCAAGTGAGGCCAAACCTTGCACATTACTGAAAATCGTTCCAAAGAATCTTTGTGGGATTACATCAACACCTATGTTTAAACTTGACCCATATAAGAATGCTGCATCTTTAATCCCCTGCTCACCAGTGGCAGCAAACGCTTCTTCGTCATATTTGGTGTAATCAATTTCCATTTTGATATGGACAACAGTTGGCCTACTAAACAGTACAGTTTGAAGTTGATCGTCTTCATCTGTTATAGTGCGGGTAATATCCCCGCAAGTCTCAATACCAGTGGGGTGATAAGCCCAAATTGTTTCTGCAATTTGTATCTCATCCCCACCTTCTACAACCACCTCAAAAGATTTAGGAGGTCTACCATCAACATCTGTAGTAAATGTTCTGTTGGCTATTACGAAAGCTGCTGTGACACCCTCAAGATTTCTAACATTAGAGATGATCGCCCTTTCTGTTGATGCTCCAATAATAGCCACAGATTCATACCGCCTAACTCTCAATTCCTCATCTGTTTCTTCCAGTCTACCTTCTGTGGCTGCGATTGCATTTGATACAGATGTTATCCCAACTATGGGGATCAATAAAGAGGTTAATGTTCCAGCAGGTGCTTTTACTGCACCATCACTTTCAGCTTCAGCTAGGACTAAATCACTAACACTGTTAATTCCAAGTCTAGCTCCTACCGTAATCGGATAAACACTGTTCGGCTCGGTTACGTTAATACGTAGAGTGGTGCTTGTAGGTAATGAGGTGGTAACACCTAAAGATTCTAAGTCTATTGCAGCTTTAAGTGCTGTGACAATCTCGGCAGCAGTTGCAGAAGAATCTGAAGTTATGCTGACGAGTGTGTTGTTAATAGTTACTGAGTAAACTGTTGAGTTAGCAAGGGCAGTAACGCTTAAAGTAATATCACTAAACTGTGTAGGTATTAGTGTGTAGGAATCTAAAGTCATAAAACGTTCTTCTGTTCCGCTGACTTTAACAGCAGTACCTTGCGCTATCACAGTTCCTACAGCACCTGAGAACTCCAATACAGCAGTAGACTTTGCAGCGGGTATACGTCTTACATCGACAATATCTGCTACGTTATCTAAGTTCAATCCTGTTGCTGATTTAGGGAAGAAGGAGTCGTACACACCTTGAACACCTTCCCACAAATCAGCCGCCACATCTGCGATAATTCCTTGCTCAATATTGATAAGTAGGTTCGCACTATCATCCCAATCTGGGGAGATTCTTGCCCTACATTTTGTAATGAAATCGTTTCTTATTTCTGGAAGGGTTTTTATTACCAACCCCTCACTAGTCAATCCTGCCATAATGTTCTCTGATTATAAGTTAAAGGATAGGCTAACTATTTCCCCACTCTCTATTCGTATTTTGGATCTTACAGTCAACTCACGAGTACTGTTATTAAACTCAGATGAATATTCAAGTAGGTCAAGAACACCGTCTTCGTTAGCTATGGCATCCTTGAATATGTCATCAATATCATTAAGGTCAATACCCTTAATAAATATTTCTTGAAAATAGGGTATTCCGTAATTCTCATCTAAGAACCACTCACCCATAAACCATAACAGTTTTATCTTCAATCGTTGAGTAATTAAATCAGCCTTATCTTGTGTAGTGGCTAAGGTAAAGTTGCTAACAACAACATCGTGTGTGTTGGGGTCTAAATAGTAATCAA